GAATGCGGAAGTTCTCATTCTGTCCGGTGATATTTGTGTCGCTAACAACTTCCATCCTACGGACAAGGAATTTTTTCGTACTTGCTCAGAGAAATTTCCAAATGTGATTTATATCATGGGAAACCATGAACATTACAATGGCGATTATACACTAACCGAAAATCTTCTTCGTGATCACCTAGAAGAATTTAAAAATATTCATCTTCTAGAAAAACAAACGGTCGAAATCAATGGCTACACTTTTATTGGTGCTACTCTTTGGACCGACATGAACAAAAATGATCCAAATACATTATGGCATGTTAGTCGATTGATGAACGATTTTCGTGTTATTCGTAATAGTGGATCGATTGAAGATCGAGAAAAACTTACTCCACAGTTTGTGTATAATGAACATGTGAATACAATGCACTATATCAAGAGTGTCATTGATGCTAAACCTGAAGGTAAGTTCGTAGTTGTTGGGCACCATGCACCGTCTAAGCGGTCAGTGAAACCTCGTTATGAAAGAGACGTTCTTATCAACGGTGCATATTCTTCAGATTTATCGGAGTTTATTCTTGATCATCCACAAATTAAATTGTGGACTCACGGTCACACTCATGATGTATTTGATTACATGATTGGTGATACTCGCATTTTGTGTAATCCTCGAGGATATATTCTATACGAAGAACGTGCGGATGAATTTGAACTACTATTTACAGATATTTAAAGGAAAATAATGTCAACCCTAAGAAACTTAGAAAACGCCCTAGCGGGTGAATCGATGGCACATATCAAGTATCGATATTTCGCTAAGATCGCCCGTGAGGAAGGACATGAAGATGTTGCGAAACACTTCGAAGAAACAGCCAATCAAGAAATCAAACACGCCTGGGGCCATCTAGAACTTTTGATTGGTCGCCCTAACACCAAACAGTGTTTGCAGAAAGCTATCGATGGTGAAACGTATGAGTATACAGAGATGTATCCTCAAATGGAAGAAGAAGCTGAACGCGAAGGTAACGAACAAGCTATGCTTGAAGCAAGGCAACAAGGTAGAGAATCACAATATCATGCCGAGCATTTTAAAATGGTACTAGAAAAAGCAGAAAAACGTTTCGCTGCTTTGAAGAAAGTTGAAGAACGCCACGCGAATGCATACAAAAAAGTATTGGAGGCTCTATGATACCTGAACATGTTTGCGTAGTATGCGGTTATGTTCATGAAGAACACAGTGATGTTCCATTCAATGAACTGCCTGAAGACTGGCTTTGTCCAGAATGTGGTGTTGGTAAAGATGAGTTTGAGGTCCTGTGAAAGAAAAGTTTGTTAATGCATACATGAAGGTCGCTGAGACTTTTGCTGAATTATCAACTGCTCGGCGCCTTCATGTTGGTGCGATTGTTGTAAAAGATGATCGCATCATTTCGATTGGCTATAATGGAATGCCCTCCGGTTGGGACAACAATTGTGAATATGAAGATATTGATTTCTCTGATGCAATCTATGGCGAACCGCAAACTGTTATAAACAGAGGGTTAAAAACTAAACCAGAGGTGCTTCATGCTGAAACGAATGCAATTGCTAAGTTAGCTAAATCTACCGAATCTGGTGATGGTGCTACTATGTTTATTACCCACTCTCCGTGTTTAGATTGTGCTAAACTTATATACCAGAGCGGAATCAAATCTGTTTATTATCGTAATACATATCGGAGTGATGATGGTATTGAATTTTTAAAAAAATGTAATATTGAGGTGAACAAAACATGAGTATGAATACACGAAGAGGATTTTTGAGAGGGGCTGGAATCTTTGGAACTATTGTTGGTGGTGTTGCAACAGGCAAGATGATTGTTGAGAAACACTATCAAGAAACAAAATATATTCCTGCACCTGAACAGCCTAAGCAAGACATTTCACACCTTGCACCAGAAACACCAACGACACTAATGTTGCAAGGAAATCCTAAAAAGAGAGAACCTTCTACACTAGAAGGTAACGGCTTTCTTATCTCACATTCTAATGTAGAGTACCAAAACAAAGTTGAAATGTCTGTTGGTAAAGATAATCGTCTTTGGGTTAAAGTAAATGATGAATGGAAGAGAGTATCAATTGAAAGATAAAACTTACACAGGAGAAGTCGTTGAACTTCTCGATGATGGTTCTGCTATTCTACAATTGCCAGATGAACTCTGTGAAGAGATGAAATGGTTTGAGGGAACTAAACTTGATATTTCTGAAAAAGATGGAGTAATTATATTGAAAAAAATTGAAACTGATTTTTATGCTGATGTCCATACGTTTATCGAAGCTTGTGATCAAAAAACATCTCCTGAAAATATTAGTCTTTACCGAAATCTCATCAAAGAAGAGTTTTGGGAATTTCAGGATGGACTGAAAAAAGATGATGATGTCGAACAACTCGATGCATGTATGGATATGATTTGGGTTATTCTTGGATATTGTAAGATGAAAGGTTTTGATGTCTATGGTGCATGGGATGAAGTTGCTCGTAGTAACTTGGCTAAGATCGATGTTCAAACTGGTAAAGTTTTGAAGAATAATGATGGCAAAGTGATGAAACCTGAAGGATGGCAACCTCCAAGTCTTGACAAGTTCGTCGGATCCAAGTAAAATGAGTGACATTAAAGAGTTGCTTCTTATTGTACAAGAAGAATGTGCAGAAGTTATTCAAGCTGTCAGTAAATGTGAACGATTCGGTATCGATAATTACAAACCAGGTAAGCCGAAAACCAATCGTGAACATTTAGAAGAAGAAGTTGGTGATCTTCTGGCTATGCTTGAACTTTTGATTGAGAAACAAATAGTTTCACATGATAATGTTTTGCTTGCTAAAAGTGCTAAATTCGTTAAACTAAAACAATGGAGTAGTATTCAAATTGGATAATATCAATAAAGCTGGTGAGTATCTTGTAAAGAAGTATAAACTTATTTCTGCACAGAAATATGATTTTTATCGTAGAGAATACGATAATTTGATTGAACTTATTGGTCTTGTGGACGATCCCAATTTCGATCCAAAAGATTTTGAGTCGAGGGAAATGCTTTTTCCTAAGCGTTGGCTTACTCTTGGTGTTTTTGATGAAAGTGAAAGGATTCCAGTATGACCGTTAAACTGATTACATTTAAAACTAATCAAACCTTGATCGGAGATCTTTCGACAAAGGGTGATTATGTTATCTTAAAAAAACCAGTACAAGTTATTGTACAGCCAACAAAAGATGGACCAGCAATGGGATTCATTCCTTTTTTGGAATACAGTGAGGAATTTGATACTGGAATTACATTTCATGTTCAAGATATTTTATGCACGAATACTCCTATGACGGAACTGACCAACGAATATAATAAGATGTTTGGTTCAGGCATTCAAATCGCATCGACTATTCCCAAGTTTTAATGAATAAATTTTACACAAATGTACTTTGTGTAGGTAACAACATCTTGTATCGAGGTGTTGAAAATTCTCGGCGTGTAAGACTTAAAATTTCTTATACGCCGAGAATGTTTTTGCCTGCTGAAACGAAGAAAAACAATCTCTGGAAAAATCTTCAAGATCAACCTCTTGAAGAAATCAAGTTTGACTCTATTCGTGAGTGTAGAGATTTTATTAAACGATATGAAGAAGTAGATAATTTTAAAATTTATGGGAATAATCGATATGAATACGCCTTTATTGCTGATGAGTTCAAAGGAATGGTCGAATGGGATCAGTCGAAAATTAACATTGCAGTTATCGACATCGAAGTCGGGTCGGAAAATGGCTTTCCTGACCCATACAAAGCAACTGAGCCAATTACAGCAATCTCAATCAAAAAACTCAATGGAGAAATGAAAGTCTATGGCTGTCAAGAATTTCATAATCAACAAAGTAATGTTTCCTATATTAAATGTGTTGATGAATGGACCTTATGTAAAAGCTTTCTCAAAGATTGGGTAGAAGATTATCCTGATGTAATCACAGGCTGGAATACAAAGTTCTTTGATATTCCTTATCTAATCAATCGATTTGAGAAACTCCTTGGTGAAGACGAGATGAAAAAGATTTCACCTTGGAATCTAGTGAATGAGAGAACTGCTCATGTTAAAGGACGAGAACTAACTGCATATGAAATTTATGGCATTTCTTCTTTAGATTACATTGAGCTTTATAAATGGTATGCTCCTGGTGGCAAATCACAGGAGAATTATCGTTTAGATAACATTGCTAATGTTGAATTGGGCGAAAGCAAATTGTCATATGATGAATATGATAATCTTCATCAACTTTATCGTTTGAATTATCAAAAATTTATTGAGTATAATATCAAAGACGTTGAACTTATCGAGAAGCTTGAGAATAAATTAAAGCTTATCGAGTTGGGACTAACTCTTGCATATGATACAAAATCAAATTATGATGATATTTTCACACAAACGAGGATGTGGGATGCACTAATTTATAATAATCTAATCGAAAAAGGTATTGCTGTTCCACCTAGAGGGTTTAGTGAAAAAGATGCTCCCTTTGAAGGTGCATATGTAAAAGAACCACAGATTGGTATGCACGATTGGGTAGCATCATTCGATTTGAATAGTCTGTATCCACATTTGATGATGCAATATAATATTTCACCAGAAACTTTGGTTGAGCCTAAAGATTATAATCAAGAAATGTTTGGAATTATCAGTCGCGGTGTCAATGTTGAAAAACTTCTAAACAAAGAGATTAATACTGATTCTTTGAATGGTGTTACACTAACACCGAATGGACAATTCTTTCGTACAGATAAACAAGGTTTCTTGCCAAAGATGCTCGAAGAAATGTATGAAGATCGAAAGAAATTCAAAAAGCTGATGCTTCAAGCAAAGCAAGAGTATGAAAAAGAAAAAGATCCAAGTAAAAAAGTAGAGATTAAAAATAGAATTTCTCGATATGATAATCTACAATTAGCCAAAAAAGTTTCACTAAACTCTGCATATGGAGCGATGGGTTCACAATATTTTCGATTCTACGATTTAAGACAAGCCCTCGCTGTTACTTCAGCGGGTCAGTTGTCCATCCGATGGATTGAAAACAAGCTAAATCAATATATGAACTCATTATTGAAAACGGATGGAGTAGATTATGTTATTGCTTCAGATACAGACTCGATTTATCTGCGTTTTGGTGAACTTGTTGACAAAGTTTTTACTGGACAGAAAGAGACTTCGAAAATTATCTCCTTCATGGATCGTGTCTGCGAGGATAAAATTCAACCGTTCATTGATAATAGTTACTCTGAACTTGCTCAGTATGTTCATGCATACGCGCAAAAAATGCAAATGAAACGTGAGGGTTTGTCTGATAAAGGTATTTGGACAGCAAAGAAGCGATACATTCTAAATGTATATAATAATGAGGGTGTTCAATATAATGAACCTCAAATGAAAGTTATGGGTTTAGAAATGGTGAAGTCATCTACTCCATCAGCTATTCGTGAGAAAATGAAAGATGTCATTAAATTGACAGTAACATCTGATGAAACTTCGGTACAAAAATTTATTGAGGACTTTAAAAAAGAATTTGTGGAATTACCTCCAGAAGAAATTTCTTTTCCACGATCAGTTAATGGACTCGACAAATATTCAGATACTAAGATAATATATACTAAAGGTACACCAATACATGTGAAAGGCGCACTTCTCTACAATCATCTATTGAATAAGAATGGACTAACTAAAAAGTATCCTCAAATTCAAGAAGGTGAAAAATTGAAGTTCACATATCTAAAGAAGCCTAATCCTATTGATGATACCGTGATTTCTTATCCGACAAGACTGCCCTCCGAATTTAATCTTGACAATTATGTTGATTATGATTTACAATTCGAAAAGTCATTTCTTGAGCCAGTTAAGATCATTCTAGATTGTATTGGTTGGTCAGCAGAAAAAACGAATTCGTTAGACAGCTTTTTCTAAGGAAATATTATGAGTTTATTGGATAAAATTAAAAAGAATTCCACAATTAAAGATGCATCGATTCTTTCAAAATCGAAATTCTTTAATGAAAAGGATATGATTCCTACAGGAATTCCCATGGTGAATGTAGCATTGAGTGGTAGACTGGACGGTGGTCTTACTCCAGGCTTAACTATGTGGGCTGGTCCTTCTAAACATTTTAAATCAGCATTTAGTCTTCTTATGGCTAAATCATACATGGAGAAATATGAAGATTCTGTTCTTTTATTTTACGATTCTGAGTTTGGTACTCCTCAGTCTTACTTCAATACATTCAGCATCAACACTGAGCGAGTCCTTCACACACCCATTACCGATATTGAGCAATTGAAATTCGATATCATGAAGCAATTGGAAACAATTGAGCGTGGTGAAAGAGTAATGATTATTGTCGATTCAATCGGTAATCTTGCATCAAAGAAAGAAGTTGAAGATGCACTGGATCAAAAATCTGTTGCAGATATGAGCAGAGCGAAACAAGTTAAAAGTTTGTTTCGAATGATAACGCCTCATCTAACCATCAAAGATATTCCTATGGTTGTAGTTAATCATACCTATAAAGAAATCGGTATGTTTCCAAAGGATATTGTTGGTGGTGGAACAGGTTCTTATTATTCAGCCGACAATATCTTTATTCTTGGTCGACAACAAGAAAAAGATGGTACTGAAATTACTGGATATAACTTTATTATTAATGTGGAGAAATCTCGCTATGTCAAAGAAAAATCAAAAATTCCTATCGCTGTTTCGTTCGAAGGCGGTATTCAGAAATACTCCGGGCTCCTGGATGTAGCCCTTGAGGGTGACTTTGTAATCAAACCAAGCAATGGTTGGTACTCGAAAGTGAACAAAGAAACGGGTGAAATTTCAGATAAGAAATATCGTTTTGATGCTACACAGACAGAGGAGTTTTGGAAAGATATTCTTAAAAATCCAGAATTTAAAGAATTTGTGAGAAAAAAATATGAAATCGCTTACGGAAATATTATGGGAAATACTTCAGTTTTGGAAGAAACCGAAGAAACTGAAGCTTGATGAGGACTTCCAGTTTCACGATTTTCCCGATACTGATTTGACTGGCATAAGGATTCTAAAAGGTCCTTATGCTGGTGTTTTATATTATTATACGAATGCCGCCGTAGAAGAACAAGGTTATCTGGCTACACTTAAATTTGGTTATATGATAGTAGATTCTGCTAATTATGCCAAAAATGAGTTAGAAAAAGATGAAAAGTGTGTTACAATGCTAGGTGACATTCTCTCTGAAATCATTTTAATGGAAGGTAATTTTGAATCGCCTCGAACATTCTATTCTGAAAAATCTGATCTATAATGAAGATTACACTCGAAAGGTAATGCCTTTTATCGAACAAGAATATTTTTCTGATACAACAGAGAAAAATATTTTCAAGGAAGTTAAAGATTTTATTGAAAAGTACAAGAAGATGCCAACTAAAGAAGCATTGGTCATCAACTTCGTAGAATCTAAAACATTAACTGAGGAACAAGTCAGAGGTTGTGTAGAATTAGTCAATGAAATCCATAAACATAAAGATGAACCTACAGAAACTCAGTGGTTAACTGAACAGACTGAAAAGTTTTGCCAAGATAGGGCATTGTATAATGCGATTATGGAATCAGTTAACATTCTAGACAATAAAAAAACTAATAAAGCAAAAGGTGAGATTCCTAAGATTCTTTCGGATGCTCTAGGAGTTTCTTTTGACAACAATGTCGGTCACGATTATATTAATGATTATGAAAAACGTTTTGAATTTTATCATCAGAAAGAAGAGCGAATTCCCTTCGACTTGGATTACTTCAACAAGATTACAAAAGGTGGGCTACCTAACAAAACACTCAATATCGCTCTTGCTGGGACTGGTGTTGGTAAGTCTCTTTTCATGTGTCATGTTGCTGCATCGTGTATTTCTCAGGGTCATGATGTTCTTTATATCACAATGGAGATGGCTGAAGAAAAAATTGCAGAAAGAATCGATGCAAACCTATTGAATATCAGTATCAATGATTTGCATGTAATTCC